TGATACCACTAAGAACGATGTAGCCAATACGTTTACGGCTGCTCAGACCTTGAATGCTGGTCTGACTGTTGACGGTCCGTATAAGCAAATTTCCGAGGCCGTCAGTGCTCTTGATATTGATCTAAGTGACGGCAACTATTTCACCAAGACCATCAACGCTAACTCGACGTTCACGTTCAGCAATCCGCCATCATCTGGAACGGTTGGCAGCTTCGTGCTTGAACTGACGCATACGTCTGGAACGGTGACGTGGCCTTCTAGCGTCAAGTTTCCTGCTGACACCGCGCCAACTTTGACCACGGGTAAAACTCATCTATTCTTCTTTGTGACTGATGATGGCGGCACGCGGTATCGCGGTGCGTCACTCGTCGATTACGTCAACTGAGGAAACATGGATCCGATAACCGCAAAGCTGATGTCCGCTGCTGGAGCGGCGGCTGATCCTGTTTACGTTGACGACGTATTTAGCATTGATCTCTGGGATGGAGATGGTGCTAGCACTCGCACGATCACGAACGGAATTGATTTAGCAGGCGAAGGTGGAATGGTATGGGGCAAAACAAGAAGTACGTCTGTAGCTCATGTAATTGCTGACACTGAAAATGGAGTTAGCAAGAATTTATTTACTAACACAAATGATCCCTTAGAAGACAGAGGCACAGGAAACGGAAGCGTTGATCAATTTAATTCAGACGGTTTTACGATAGGCAATTCAAATAATTTTATTAACTATAACGGGCATACTGCTTGCTCTTGGACATTTCGCAAGTGCCCTGGATTTTTTGACATTGTTACTTACACAGGCAATAACACTGCTGGGCGTCAAATCGCTCACAATTTAGGCAGCGTGCCAGGTTCTATTTGGATTAAACGCACGGATGGATATGACTCATGGGTCGTCTATCACAGAAGCCTGGGAAACAATAAATATATGTTTCTAAACACCAATAGTGCGGCTCTTACAGACAACAACATCAACTGGAATGGAACAAGTCCTACGAGCACTCATTTCACCGTAGGAGATAACAACGGATATGCAAATCTGAGCGGCGGTACTTACGTTGCTTATATTTTCGCCCACGACGATCAATCGTTTGGTACAGACGGTGACGAAGCGATTATTAAGTGTGGATCATATTCAGGCACTGGCTCGGCGGGACATGAAATTAATTTAGGCTTTGAAGCTCAGTGGGTCATGGTCAAAAGAGCTAGCGGGGGTACTGGCAACTGGGAAATAGCTGACATCATGCGCGGACAACCAGTTTTGACTGGCAGTACAGACGGAAATTTTTTAAGGGCAAACTCAAACAACGCAGAACAAACTAATTATCCTATTCATCCAAATTCAACAGGATTTACTATTCAAAACTTTGGAGGTGGAACAAACGCTAGTGGATCCACTTATATTTACATCGCAATCCGCCGTCCCAACAAGCCGCCCGAGGCTGCAACGGATGTGTTTGCATTAGACACGTCCGACAATACAAGAACTAATGGCATGGAATTTAATGCAGGCTTTGCTGTTGATTGGTATTTTTATGCGTCTGCAACGGGCAACGGCAACAGATTTTTTAGTCATAGACTTGCAAGTGGTAGAGAATTAAATATCAATAGCAGCAGCAATGATTCAGGCGCAACCACATCAGAAATGGACAGCACAGATGGCTGCCACAATGGATCACTAGCTGATGGTGGTTTTATAGCAAGGATGTGGAAACGTGCTCCAGGATTTTGTGATGTTGTTGATTATCTTGGCAATGCAATCGACAGAAGTGTTGAGCACAATTTAGGCGTTGTTCCTGAAATGATAATAGTAAAGAACAGACAAGCTTTCAAAAAATGGTTTGTGTATCATAAAGAAATGACCACAACTCACGCTGTATATTGGAATGACAATGACGCTGAGTTTTCCACAACTGTTTGGTACACCGACCCTGTTGCGTCTGTGTTTTATGTAAGTTCTGGTTCAGACTTAAATAATAGTGGCGACAGCCACGTTGCATTGCTTTTCGCTACCCTCGATGGTATTAGCAAGGTTGGCAGTTACTCGGGTACAGGAAATGATTTAAATATTGACTGCGGTTTTACCGCTGGAGCGCGATTTGTAATGATTAAAAGAATAGACGGATCCGGTCATTGGCATCAATTTGATACTGAGCAAGGTATCAACAGCAGCGACGAGCCTTTTCTGTTATTGAACGGAACGACAAGAACAACTGGACAGGACTACATTGATCCTTTAAACGCAGGGTTTACAATCACTTCAGCAGCCCCTGATGATATTAACGCCAGTGGGGGCACCTACATCTTTCTCGCCATCGCCTGATCATGGAAATCCGCAACCGCACCACGGGCGCTGTCATCACCGATAGTCAGCTTCGTGCTGATAACCCCGGAACGTCGTTTCCAAAGCAAATCACAGCCGACATCCTCGACGGGTTTGGTTATGACCCTGTTTTGAATGGTGCTCCTGCTGCGGCGTCTGGACCGTATGAACGCAGCGTGCGTGATGGCGTTGAGGAGATCAACGGCCAGTGGTTTACCAAGTTCATCGTTGGTCCGGTGTTTGCCGACAGCGACGAAGAGACTGCTTACCGCACCAAGATCGACAACCAAGCTGCTGCCAACGTTCGTGCAGATCGTGACCGCAAGCTGGCTGCCTGCGACTGGACCGTTCTGACTGATAGCCCGTTGACTACGGCTAAGAAAACAGAATGGAAAACCTATCGGACAGCATTGCGAGACATCAGTGCAGCAGAGGGTTTTCCCCATACGATGGAGTGGCCGACTGAGCCTTCCTGATGAAGCGTCCTGACCCGATGATCGCCGGAAAACCGGGTGCTGAAGATGTGCCTGTGATGCGGGCGAGAACGCTGTGGCTTGAGGAATTGTTCTTCCTTGATGGCCGCGATCAGATCTCACACCCAATGCACGGTCTGTTTACTGGTTTGGCTGAAAAGTATTCGCTGTTGGAGACAACTGACGGAATCTGATGGCGAAGTCACTCAGCGGGCAAAGTTTTGTCCAAGGTAAACCTAAAAAGACCAGACAAGGGAATGGACAACACTCACGCCCCAAAAGTGGGCGAAAGAAGTACCGTGGTCAGGGAAAACGCTAATTCTTCCGATGATCAAGCGTCTTGTTTTTGGTGCAGCCGCTGGGGCAGTTGCATTGGTTCCTTCCTCTGCACTCGCCAACGTCTACGTGAACCCTGAGTTCAACGGCGGTTCTTACGGCGACGACTATCTGGGTGGAACGCTCAACCTGGATGTCGGCTTTGAAGGCTCTTCTGGTGCCTACAGCTATTACATCCAAGGCGGCCCTGCGATTGTGATGCCTAACGGTGCTGAAAGCGAGCTTGAGTTTGCTGGCAAGTTTGGTGGTGCGATCCAAGCATCCGACAACGTGTCTGTTTACGGCGAGCTGAGCGGCATCACTGGTGATGAGCTTTCAGTTGGCACGAAGCTTGGCCTGAAGTACAGCTTCTGAGCTATAACTAAGGAGGAAAGGGACGCACTTTCCTCACACAATGCAGGAGGCTCCTTTCGGGGAGCCTTTTGTTTTATCTGCAATCACCATGCAAAAGCTTTTCAATGTGATGTCTGTGGCGTCCTTTGTGATGTCAGCGGGCATGGTTGCTGGATCGGCACTGCTCTACACCCGTATTCCTGCGCTTACCAGCAAGTACATCAGCGAGCTGAAGCTAGAGCTGACAGAAACGCTGACCAACATGTTGCCCGGTCAGATTGATGGAGCGTTGCCAGAGATGCCGACCTCTACGGGTCCAGCCGTCCCAATCAAGTCACCATTTTAGTGTTGGCGGTTGGATCATCGTCATGAGCTTCAGGCCCGAAACCTTCAGCCTTGATTTTTGCCATGTCAAGTTCTGGCGCGGGTGTCTCAGCTTTTTTCTCAAACGACGCAAGCCATTCGCGTAAAGCATCACCAGTCGGTGTTCCTTTAGGCCATTTGACCCACTTGAGGATTGCTTTTGGGTCGGTAAACGGCCTGGCAGATTTGCCGCACAATACGGTGTAAACAACAGGCGGCCCTTCGCGTCTGCGGTTGCGTTCAATCCAGAGCTGACCTGCTGTAAACCGTTCTGACTTCATGCCGGAGATTCCTGAGATCCAACAACGGACAGTCTCCGTACCAGAGATCCCGTCTTGGCAAATAATGCCACCACAGAGTATTCCAAGTGAGCCGCCAGTCACGCTGCTTCTTGGTTTTCCTGTTGCAGAGATACCAGGCTGTGTGGAGACACGCGATTCACAGCCAGGCAATGCTGATGCCTATGACACTGATCCACGGGGCAACTTTGTTGTGTGCGGTGGAGCGATGCCTTCATTTAACGCACCAAGCATCACAGCAGGCACAGCTATTAAGGGGACGCCACCAGCACCAACGATTGACCCTGATGTCATAAAAGAGCCGGATGTCTCAAGTCCGGCTCAAGCAGCTCTCCCGAATGCGTCGGGTGCCAGTCCCGACCTCCCAAAGTTGCCAAATGATCCACCGTGTCCACCTTTTGGAGCGAAAGAAATCGGATCGTTTAACAAATTAGGGACAAAGGTCCTTGCCGGTTATGAGCTGCAAGATGGCAAGTGCGTAAAGCTTTGGGATCCTGTGCCTGCTGGTCAAGTGCTGGATAACTACATTCCTGATGCTGCACCAACGGTTTCGATTGCAATGACAGCTGCATTTGCGACGA